TCTCTTTTGAAATTATAAACAACCAACTTAAAATATTCCCTGTTCCTTTAGTTGCGTATAATCTATGGATTCAATACGTTAAAGGAAGTGAAAGAGATAGTGTTGTAGGAGGAAGAAACGCAAGCGGATCAGCCCAAACAAATCTTATTACAAATTCTTCAAATGTACCTTATATAAATCCAAACTACAATTACATTAACTCAATAGGTAGAATGTGGATTTATCAATATACATTAGCATTATGTCGTGAAATTTTAGGATATGTAAGAGGTAAATATTCAACAGTACCTATTCCTGGATCTGAAGTTACTCTTAACCAACAAGATCTACTTACAGATGCTAGATCAACAAAAGAAGCATTATTGCTACAATTAAGAGAAACATTAGCAGAAACAGGAAGACAAAAACAACTTGAAAAACAAGCAGCAAATGCTGATAATTTAAATAAAACTTTAGCTAACGTGCCAATGGGCTTTTATATATTTTAATATGACATCACTACAAACTATATTAAGCGAAGCAACATTTGAGACATACTTTGTACAAATAGTTATCAAAATGAAATCTGATTTTAACTTTACAGAAATATACAATCAGATTCGTGGTATTAAAGATGTAATTGTAGTTAAAGTAATCGATACAGAAAAACTAGATGCAGCTTCAACTGATGATTATAAGTATACCTTACTTGAAATAAAATTTCTTTCTGAAGGTAATGCTCTTGGCACTGCTAAAATGATTAAACATGAAGCCCTAAAAATACCAGGACTAGTAAAGTTTTATGTTAGAACAAAAACATTATTAAAAATTAGAAACTACTAACAATGGCTTTATACGGTAGTGCTCGTGACATTTCATTTTTTCATATTATCAACACTGAGTTGATACATAATATTATTGAGCAAAATATAGGATATTATCAAATATCAATACAAGAAACTCCTCAAAATGTTTATGGCGAAGCGGCTAACGGTACTAAAATGTATCTTCCTCCTGTATTAATTCAATGTTTAATTGATAGAGGAGATTATGAAGCTAATTATGATAGTTTAGGCCCTGATATTACAAGAAATTTTGGGTTTAGATTTTTACGTAGTGATTTAGTGTTACAAAATGTAGTACCTCAAATTGGGGATGTCATATTATGGAATAATGATTACTATGAAGTAAATTTAGTAAATGAAAACCAAAATATAGTAGGTAAAGTACCTCAATACAATTATGGTGGAGAATACTTAGATGATTTTGGTGCTAGTTTCTCTATTATATGTTTTGCCCACTATGTTTCTCCTGAACTATTAGGAATAACTCAATCTAGATAATGTCAAGACAACTACCTATATTACCAAACACACCAGCTGAAAGAGTAAGAGATCAAATTGATCCTTATATTCCTGGGACTCAACCTTTTTTGCCTGAGGAAAAAATTACTCGTGCAAACCAAATTTCGGTTGATATCGAAAACGATATCAAACCTTTTACTGTTGGATTACAAGATATAGATGAAGCTGTATTTTATTATTTTAATAATGTAATTAAACCTACTGTAATTCAAAATGGTAATAAATTTAGTGTTCCTGTAAGCTATGGTTCACAAGAGCGTTGGGTTTCTGTTCAACAAGATGGGTATTGGAGGGATAAAAATGGTAGGATTATGTATCCTATCATTATGGTAAGAAGAACAGGATTTGAAAAAAATAGAACACTAGCAAACAAATTAGATGGTAATAATATAAATAATTTTGCTATATCTAAAGCAAGATACAATCAACAAAATCAATATACTCCATTTGATATACTAAATAACTGGATTCCATCTGATAAATTCTATTTAACACCCGTTCCTGACTATATTAATTTAACATACGATTGTATTGTATTTACAAACTACATGCAAGAAAATAATAAAATAATTGAATCAATAGAATTTGCTTCTGATTCATATTGGGGAGATAAAAATAGATTCCAATTTAGAACTTATATAGATAGATTTGACTCAACAGCTGAATACTCAGTAAATGAACAACGTGTTGCAAGAACAAATATGAGTATAACTTTATATGGTTATATTATTCCTGACAACATGAATAAAGATATGGCTACAAATGGTAAGCGCCAATTCTTTTCTAAGTCTACTGTTTCTATTACAAGTGAAGTTGTAAAAAATATCAATAATGTAAGAGCAGGAGAGTTGTAAAAAATTTGGTTATTTAATAAAATTTTATTATATTTAGTTATGCTTAAAAAATTTAAAGAAATAGCAAATGCCTGGATAACTGCGGCTAATCCTAGCCCTGAGGCTCTTGAAAAAGCTAAACATAGAGCTGAAATATGCAATGGTTGTGAGCATCGCAAGCAGAATACTACGCTTATTGATTTTTATTATTGTAGTTTGTGTGGGTGTCCTTTAGATAAAAAGATATTTGCTGAAGATAAAGAATCATGCCCTGAAAAAAAATGGATTAAATAAAATATAAAACACTATGTTAAAAAACATGAAAACAAAAAACGAAACTCAAACCCTAACTCCAGAAGAACTTAAAGAATTTAAAGATGTATACGAGGGTTCTCAAAAAGCAGTATACGATCTTGGTACATTAGAGATTGAGATTAATAGGCTTAAAAAAAGACTTGATGAAGTAAATGGCGAGCGTATTGATCTATTGTCGCACATTGATGTTCTTGCTGAAAGACAAGCATCACTTAGTGCTCAATTAGGTGATAAATACGGAATAAAAACAGTAGATTTAGAAACTGGCGAACTTAAATAATCCTAATTTAGTTTTGTAATGGTTTTAGAATATTTATAGCTAGACAAAACCTATCAAAATTAAATAAAAATACAAAATGGCAGAAGCAATTATCTCCCCTGGTGTATATACCAATGAAAATGACCAGAGTGCAGTATCACAAGGTCCTGTTGTGGTTGGTGCGGCTATTGTTGGCCCAACAGTAAATGGTATTCCTTATGTACCTACTATTGTTACTACTTATAGCGATTATATTGCTAAATTTGGTACTACTTTCAATAACGGTGCTAGCGGCGACGCGGAATATTTTACTTCCATAGCAGCAAGAAACTACTTTGAAAATGGTGGAAATACCATGTTGGTAACTAGAATTACACACGCTGGAACAGGTAGCTCAGCATTATCTAGCTTTGCATCAGCAAGTGTTCCTTCAAGTGGTTCACTATTAACTAGCTTTACTCTTGAAACTTTAGCTTGGGGTGCTCAAATGAATAACGCAGGCGGTACTGTAGTATCAGGTGCTTTGCCAAGTGGTAGTGCACAGAATGTTCGTTGGGAAGTTAGCAATGTTAACTATACTCAAGGTACATTTACCCTATTAGTTAGAAGTGGTAATGATAATGAAGCTCAAAAGAATATTCTTGAAACATGGACTAACTTGTCTATGGATATTAACCAACCTAACTACATTTCTCGTGTAATTGGTGATACTAAACCTGTTTACACATATTCTGCTGTAGATGGTCAAGGATATATTGATTATAATGGTGATTTTCCTAATGCTTCTAGATATATTAGAGTAGCTACTGTTCCTCAAGTTCAATACAACACATTTGACAATAATGGATTTTATCAAGCAGGTGCTTACAGCGCTAGCTTACCAGCTCCTGGAAGTGGTTCTGTAAATGGTGCTTTCAATGGTGGTATCGTTGATACTAACTTGTCTAAAATCATGTTTGAAAACATTGTTAGTGGTGTAGCTAATGCTCAAGGATTTACAACTGCGGATTATGCTCCTGCTTTGAACTTATTAAGCAACACAGATGAATATATGTTCAACCTATTGCTTACTCCAGGTTTATTTTTAGCTGGTGGAAATGCTGCTATTAACTTAGGTGCTAATAATGCAGATCCAATTGCTTTATGTGAAGGTAGAGCTGATGCTTTAGCAGTAGTTGACCCAGTACCTTATGGTGGTAATATTACAAGTACTGCTACAGCTGCTAATGCTTCTAATTCTAGCTATGGTGCTACTTATTGGCCATGGTGTCAAGTATTTAGTTCACCAATGGGTAAATTAGTATGGGTTCCTGCCTCTGTATTAATGGGTGGCGTGTTTGCCTTTACTGATGAAGTAAGTGCTCCTTGGTTTGCTCCTGCAGGTATTACTCGTGGTGGTATTCCAAATGTAATTAAAGTAGAAAGAAAATTATCATTAAACGATAGAAATACTTTATATATAGACAATGTAAATCCATTAGCTACATTCCCTGGTGAAGGTGTTGTAGTATTTGGTCAAAAGACATTACAACAAAAAGCAACTGCTCTTGATAGAGTAAATGTAAGGCGTTTGTTAATTTCATTAAAGAATTTTATTGGTGGTGTTGGTCGTACTTTAGTATTTGAACAAAATACAGCGGCTACAAGAAATAGATTCTTAAACCAAGTTAATCCATACCTTGATAATGTAGTACAAAAACAAGGTTTATACGCATACAAGGTAGTAATGGATGAATCTAACAACACACCAGATGTTGTGGACCGTAACCAATTAATTGGCCAAATTTATATTCAGCCAACTAAAACTGCAGAATTTGTCATCTTAGATTTCACAATCTTACCAACAGGTGTTGAATTCCCAGCTTAAAGAATATTTATAATAAACAAATATTAAACACAACATAACATGCCTGTATTAGACGCAAACGAAATTATGTTTACACAATATGAACCTAAAGTTCCTAATAGGTTCATAATGTATATAGACGGTATCCCATCATATATTGTTAAAGGAGTAAGTGCTGTAACATTCGATGATGGTGAGATTATATTAGATCATATTAACACTTATAGAAAAATTCGTAGCGGTAAAAGACTTTGGGGTGATATGACTTTCACCTTATTTGACCCAATCGCTCCAAGCGGTGCTCAAGCTGTAATGGAATGGGCTCGTTTAGCATACGAATCAGTAACTGGCCGCGCTGGTTACTCTGACTTCTATAAGAAAGACTTAACATTTAATGGTTTAGGTCCAGTAGGTGACGTAGTATCAGAATGGATTGTTAAAGGTGCTTTTATTAAGACTACAAACTTTGACGATTATGATTGGTCTACGTATACTGAAGCTGTAAACCTTACTTTTACTATTGGAATGGATTATTGCATCTTAAACTATTAATACTGTATGAAAAAAAACGAACTACAATCATTAGTGCAAGAATGCATTTTTGAATTATTGGAAGAAAGAAAACAGAAAAGTAAAGGCGACGACGAATTTAAACGCGTTGACAAAGGTGTAAAAGGTAAAGTAGCTAAAGATAAAGGCGAAGAAGAAGTATATGGTGCTGGATATGCTGCTGGTGAAAAAGCAACTAAATCTAAGTATAAAAAACTAGCTGAAGCCTTTAAAGCCTTAAAAGAAGAAATATCTATTTCTAATAAATAATTGGGTGATATGTGGTGTAATCACTCGTTGGAGGAAAGAACCCGATAACAATATCGTGTTTCTTTTTTCTAAAAATTTATTTTTTACATATTTATATATATAAAACAAAAATTAAATAAAATGGCTTTAATTATTATCTTATTAATTGCTGCTGTAGCAGTAGCATTTGTTCTTAACAACAAGAAAAAAGAAACATCAGTAGACCATGTTGAAGATTTAGCTCCTGAATCAACTCCGCCTCCAACTGTTATGGCTGAGATAGTT